GAGACAGGAATGGATCGGCATGGCTTGCTCTTGGTATGGATGGAGATATTGCATCCAATTGGGGTGTCCTAACTGACGGCATGCAGATTCCACGTCCTAAGAACAAGTACGGCTATACTTTCAAGTATGAAGAATGTGCATGGATTGTTTCACCATTTAAGTTGGAAGGCTCCTTCCGTTATATGCAGTGTACCACTGATGATAATGGTTGGGTAACTATGACTTATACCCCTGAATCACCAAATGCCGCTCCTATCAAGGGTTGCGCCACTTACATGATTGTAGGTATTAAGGGTAACGTAAACTTGGGCCAACAGGAAGGTATTCCTGATGCTACTCCAATTCCGTCACCAACCCCAACCCCAACTCCTTCGATTACAAAGTCTGCACAACCAACACCAACTGCGTCGGTAACTCCTACTCCGTGGGTATCTGCTACTCAGACTCCACAGCCGACTCCATCAGCCACACCCCCTCCATCAGCCTCGCCAACTCCAACCCCGATCAATTATATTGCATCGATTTCGGCAAGTCCGGCAGGGCAGGTAGCACCGGGTGCTAATATTTGTTATACTATTAGCTTGAACTATCCTGCACCGGCTGCGGGTAAGGATGTTCGTCTGATCCGTTCAGGTGATACGTCTAATATCTGTGCGTCCACCGAAGGAGAAACAGTTGGTCCGATTATCAGTGACGAAACAATTCAATTCAGTGCAGGACAGCTATCTACACAGATTTGTCGTACTGCACCGGCTGCTCCACCACCGCCACCAACTCCTACGGCTACACCGCGTTATGCATGTAAGCAAGTAGCTGCCGATGGTAACGTATGGGGTGCAACATATTGGACTGGATTCATGTGTCAGACCAATAACGGTGGTCCGCAAGATTACTTCACCAATACTTCGGGTGGTAGTGGTAACTATTATCCATGTACTCAGTGGACTGCATGTAATAATGCTACTTCATTCTCTTCAACACAAACGATTGCAAATAATCCTGTAAGAGGAAACAGAGTATATTACAACGCAGTACCAGCAGCACAGTTAGTAATGCAGATTCAGATTCCGGGTGTAGCTTCTTCTAATGTATTCAACACTTACATCTATGGTACAACTCCACAGACTCAGACACACATTTTGACTGCTGGTAGCCGTACCTTCACTCTAGTAATCAATATGAATCCAGTTCTAGTAAGTACCAGCGGCTCCAACAAAACTTGGACCATCTACACTGACTACACGGTAACTGACAATCAGACTGGCGTAGTAACTGCCTTCTGTAACATTTAAGGAAATATTAATGGCTATCGTATGTAACTCAATCGTCCCGCCTCTCTCGGTATCACTACCGGGAGGCTGCACGGGATTCCAGCAGAATGATACCTACCCATCAGCGTGTGGCGCAGGTACGTCTTCTGCAACGTGTAATCTTAACATTAGCGGTGGCGTTCCACCGTATAATACCAGCTTCTCCTACATTCAGACTCCGAACATCGTTCAGTTCTGTACCCTAAACGCTGCTGCCTTCACTGGCGGGGGTGGTACTAATCCAGCATTCGGATTTGCATTCAGTGGAAGTAACATGTGTAACATTTTCATTAGAGGCATTCTGCAAGTAGCTTATACTGTAACTGACTCTTCGGGTCAACGTGTAGATGGTAATGCTCAGTACGATGTTCATGTGGAACGTTCAGTCGCCTCTGCTGGCTGTGATTGTTCAGCTTATGGACCACGTTGTTATGACGTAGGTGGTGCTTGCCGATGTGCCGGTCAAGAATACGATCTACCTTGTTACTTGTAAAAACACAAAGCCCTTTCATGATCTAAATAATCTGAAAGGGCTTTTTAAATGTATATCTTTGTAAGAAAATCAGATAGAATGATCGTTGGTTACGCAAACCGTCCCGTAAGTGAAGAGGACATGGAGCGTCAGGGTAACTTGGTTTTTCAGGTTGACAAGTCGGAGTTTTCCGATACAATGTTAGGTCAAACCTTGGAAGACTTTGATATCAAATGAAACGTATCACTAATCTACAAACTGGTAAAAATGCTGAATACATTCAGCGCCAGTGGATTCATGTTGGGGCAATCCGTGACCGACTTATCTCTGCCACTGAGTGGACTCAGAACGGAGATAATCTACTAACTCTGGAATCATATATCTTGTGGTCTGATTGGCGACGTAAGGTCTATGATGTTTCTGAGGCAACGTATTCTTCTCCCGAAGAAGCTGAGGAAGCACTAAATGTGTTGAATGATTCTAAGCCTCTAACTGTTAACACTTCTACCGTAATGCGACAAAAGAAGTATCGCCTTGATCTATCTTCTATTGATGCTGCAAAGCGAGACGGTAAACGAATCGTTAGAGAATTCCTAAATGATTATATTGAAAATTCATTACCGGAAAGTATTAACATCATCAACCTAAAGTATCAGAGTTACTTACTATGGAAGGATTCTGGTATGGATCACTTCCTACATTTCCCTATCTTGCAGACGCATAAGGAAATGGAAGACTTGGATATCAATGAAACTATTGACGATATCCTAAGCACTTACAAGACTGCTACTGAACTAGTGGCTAACCAGATTAAAATCAGTAAACAGATAGAGTGTGAAATTGAAGACGCTCCTAATCTTAAAACTATTATTGCAATTGTAAAGAAAATGCACGGCTATTGACCGTGCATTTTTCATTTGGTATCCTATAGAAATGGATATTGATATTGACTTAAGTAGTAAATTTAAATCTAAAGCCCTGTTCCCCAATGCCCCTAGGGCGTCCCGTGTGGAGAACGGAGAGCTAGAAGAACACCTTGTCGGCCTGTACTTCCAGAAAGTCCCTGTGGACCCTGTGACGGGCCTTACAGCCATTCCTTTCAAAGACACAGACGCTCATGGAATCTTTAAGATTGACATGCTCCCATCGGTCTTGCTAGGAAACTTCACGGCTATAGAAGACAAACAGCAAATTAGAGAATTAACAAAGATTCCTCCTGACTGGACTCTTCTTGAAGATGAAAGTATTGTGGAGAAGTTGTTCCAGATTTCCAAGCACGCCGAACTAATCACAAGAGTAAAGCCGAAGTCAATCTCTGAATTAGCAGATTGTTTAGCGCTGATTCGCCCGGAGAAGAGGCATTTGGTCAATAAATATATTGCTAACCGTAAAGACCCTGAGCTATTGAAGGAACTTTACATTAAAGATGGTAAGGGTGCATACAGAAAGTCGCACGCCATTCCATACGCTATGCTTATCGTTATTGAATTACATCTGATTAAGGAAGGATTGTATGAAGTTTGAATTGTTTCAAAACATTATGGAGCAGACTAATGCTGCCCAAGCTCGTTTGACTGACACGCAGAAGCTCGTTCTGGTTAATGTATATGCCGCAGCTACGCCAGAAATGGCCTACGACACTGTTGCTGGCGCACCTAACACGGTGGCTGCACGTAATCAGCTTCGTTCCGCAGGATTGATCGTAGTAGACGATCAGAACTCTAGGGCTGGCGTAACCGATCAAGGACAGGAAGCGTTGGTGAATAACAACCTGATTGATGAATCCGGCCAGCTTACGGAAGAAGGAAATAACTTGCTACAAAATACACAGCAAGATAAGAGAATGTTTACCAATGAAGGCTATAAGATTATCGACAAGCTTTAAAGTTTGTTGAGAGTCTTATTGACGTATTCAATGTTATCTGGAATTGGCTTACGCTTTTTGCGTTTGCTTTTGATAACACCGCCCATTTTATATGTCGGAAGGGGACCGATTACGCGAGTAACGAATTCTGTAGGATAAGCTCGGATAAGTGGAGCAACTACACCGGCTAGACCTAGGCGGGAGAATTCGATAGAGAGAGGATGGGACTTATGACGTTCTGAGTAGAACCAGTCTTCGGCGATTTTGACGACTGCCATTTCATCAATGGAGTTTGGACTGCATAGGTCCAGTACGTAGCCGACGATCTGTTTATTGTGTACGTTATCGACAATTACAAGCACGTTGTCATTATTGTACCTAATCAGAGTAATAAAGGGATACCCTGTATACCCCTCGGGGTGAGGTTCGGTAATAAGAGGAATTGATTGAGTCTTTCGCATTATAGTCAACTTTAGTTTCTTATAAGTATTTATGGACTCAAAATGCTCTTGTATAATACAATGTAGCATAAATAAAGTTATAAATTAAATGGACATTCTTCAATGCTAACAATCAAATCACTCTTGGAAGAAGTCAGGGCCTTCAATCTAGATACAGACGAAGAACTTGACCTTGATGCACTAGAAAACATCGATCTAGAACAACTTCTAGGCGGTGAATATAACGATGATCTTAACGATGCAATCGAAGGGGTGGATTTTAATGACCTATCATCACTAACACTTGCGGACCTAGCTGACTATTATGATGCAGAAGATTCGGAAGATGGTATTGATCGTGATGACGGTTTGGATGGGGAAAGTGAGCAGGAAGAACTAGAAGCATCAGCAAAGGCCGATGACGAAGCTTCAACACTAGATGACGTTGATCCAGATAATGCTGACTTAGCACAGGCTGATGGTATCGATCAAGACCTTGATGATCCTCTATCTGCAAGTGAAATGGACGCAGCAGCCGATGGCGAAGAAGACCCGGACTATCAGGGCAATATCCGAACCGTTCGTGGTGCAAACCTTGTATTCAAACGTAAGACCGAAGATGGGAACTTTGAAGAGCTTTGGGTTTACAACGTAGGCAATGATATGCGTCGTGAAACTCAGATTCGTCGTGCTATCCTTTCTGGTACAGACATTGATCCAACTTCTCAGGCCAGTAAAGACGGCGACCAGTATGCCGAAACTAGCTCACTAGGAAATGTCCAGTTCCTACACATCGTAGGTCTGCCGCAGTAATTTTTAAATAATGCTTGCCTTGTTAGTACGTTTCCTGTAGAATAGGTGCGTACTAACAAGGAACATTTAAATATGACTTCACACTCGCCGCTAATCATCGGCATCAACGGCATCGCAGGGGCCGGTAAAGACACCATTGCAAATATGGTAGCACTATCCCTCGACAGAGACAATGGCTTTAAGGTTAAGACCTTCGCCTTTGCAGACAGACTCAAACAAGCCAGTGCCGTGGTATTCGGCGTTCCCCTAGAACATTTCTATGACCGTATCAAGAAAGAAGAAGTAGTTCCTTTCTGGAATATGTCCCCACGCCAGATGGCACAGAAGATGGGTACGGAAGCATGCCGTCAAGGTATTCGTGACGATATCTGGTTCAAGGCCCTCCATCAAGAGATTATGGCATCTGGCGTTGATGTGGCATTCATCACTGACGTTCGTTTCGACAACGAAGCCCTTTATATTCGTGGTGAGACTTATGAAACGATTGATTCCGTAACAATCCCTCATAACCCATATCCGGGTGTAGTAGTAAATATTTTCCGCAGCAACCAAAACCTAATCGCGGATTCAGACCATGTATCCGAAAAGGGCATTAAGTCTGAGCTAAAGGATGAAACCATTGAGAATGTCAACGGTAATCCATTCGCAGCCGCAGCCGCTCTACAGAGAATCGTGATTAGTGAACTAGAATACAGACGAGGTAAAGCATGAGTAATAGTTCACATTTTAATAAGTTTCTAGCCATCGACTTAGAAACTTCTGGTATGTCTTTCCAGAATGATGATCCATCCAATAATTACGAATATCAGATCGTGTCTATTGGCCTGATTGTATCAAATACAAAGACGTATAGTGAAGACGCAGTTCTATATCGTGAGATTAGATGGAACGGTACTTCACAATGGAACGCAAAGGCTGAGTCTATTCATGGTCTAACCAAAGAATATCTCGAAGAGTCTGGTATGGACGAAGAGGATGCACTGGCAGATATTGCTGAGTTCATTCTAGAACACTTCGACTCAACCCAGCCCATTGTTCTAATGGGACACAACGTGGTATCATTCGACAAACCGTTCTTTAAGGCACTCCTACGAAAGCACGGTATTATGTTCAAGTTCTCCCACCGAGCCTTAGATAGTTTCCCTGTAGGTCTTCTAATCGTAGATGCTTACGACTCAAACGAACTATTCGACAAGATGGGATTCCCGCCACGTAAAGAGCATAATGCTCTGGAAGACATTAGATATACTTTGAAAGCCTTTAGAGGCGTCAAAAACATTATGGATGAAATATTGGATGGAAATGAATAACGCAGAAATTCACGGGTTCTTAACCCGCACACTCAACGAGTTAAAAGCACAGCGCTCTCTAATCACCAAGCTGGAAAAACAGATCAAGGATGATAAGAAGGACACTGAAAGCAAGATCAAGAAACTCTCAGGAGTCATTGATAGCCAGCAACGCCACATCACTGATCTACAACGAAAGGTAGTGCAGGCTAGACAAGATTTCAACG